GCTAAAGGGAGGCGTGAGGGTTAAAATATGCCCATGTTGCAAACAATGGAAAGGTGCCGACACAGAGAGTTTCAATATCGATAAAAGCTCAAGAATCGGACTGTCCGCATGGTGCAGGTTTTGCACAAGGAAGAATCAGAGAAAACCATGAACAATACACAACAAGAAGCCCAGGCTGACAGAATTCAAAGTGAACTCGATAGCTCATCGCCAATGATTAAAGGGCTGATCCCGGATGATTTGTTGGCAGAGCTATTCAAGTGGAAGAGGGAACACGATATCAGTATTGAGGCTCTGCGGAACCTCGAGGATATTTTGAAGAATTATTTTTAATTAACGGAGAATAGAAAAATGAAGAAATTAATTGTTGCAGCATTATTATTAACGTTTTTGACAGGTTGCGCTGATACGGTAAGTTTTGAGCAAGCGGATCAATTAACTAAAGTAGGTTTTTGGTATGGTCTCTGGCACGGCATGACGTTGCCATTCGCTTTTATTGGTTCGTTATTCTCTGATGATATCGCCATCTATGCAATTTATAATAATGGCGGTTGGTATGATTTCGGTTTCTTTATGGGCGTCGGAAGTTTAGGCGGTGGCGCGGCATCCAGCAGTAAATAAACTAACCGCGCCTTCGGGCGCAAGGTGACTAAATGAAAATGCTAGTTCGCGGCCTGGAGAAACAAAAACGAGTCGAACTACTCATCAGTTTAACCAGGATGAGCAGCGAGACTCAAAAACAGGCTATCATTGACCACTTGGTTAAGGGTCGCAGCGATACCGAAGCCGCGTTTCTTAATGATGTCTCCCAGTCGAATTTCAACCGGGCAATATCTAGGTTAAATGAAATAGCCGGTATTGTTGAGAAAATCAAAGATATTGATTGGGCACATTTACCTAAGTGGCCGAGTGGTAATCAGTTAAGTGATATAATTAACGATAAACTATAGAGGTAAATATGAGTGATTTAAAATTAAGAATAACTGGCAGGGCGCACCATCCAGATTGCACGCTTGGCCGATTATCTTATGGTGATTACCAATGCTTCACGCTTGAGTTGCCATGGCTTAATAACGCGAAGAATATAAGCTGCATTCCTCCTGGCACTTATAAATGTAAAAAAATAATCAGCCCGTCATTAGGTGAGTGCGTCGAAGTTGAAAACATAGCTGGTAGAACGTTTATCAGAATTCACAAAGGCAATTTTACCCGGCAGATAAAGGGCTGTATTCTAGTCGGAACATCAATTCAATTTATCGACGGTGATAGCGTTCCCGATGTTGGGGCCAGCGCTAAGGCATTTACCGGGTTGATGAATGTATTGCCTGATAATTTTTCAATGGAGATCGGAATATGAAATGCAGAAAAAAACCAATTTTAGTAGATTATATACAATGGACGGGTGACAATCTTTTTGATGTTATCACCTTCACCGACAAGAAGCCTGAACTAAACCACATGGTGGCAATGGACGGATGGGAAACGTACCAAAATCTAGTCAAAGATGAAGGTCTCAAGATATACACTCTAGAGGGCGTTATGAACGCAAGTATTGGTGATTTCATTATGCGCGGCGTTCAGGGTGAGCTTTATCCATGCAAGCCCGATATATGGGAAGCCACTTACGATAAAGTTGATGAGGAATAATTATGTTTAATCTAAAAATTTTTGCATTATCAATATTGGTTTCATTAATGCTTACTGGGTGTATCTCAAATGGCGGCAAAACCGAATATAGCATTGAGCCAATAAAAACAAGTGATGGCTCTATTTTGTGCTGTAAAGCTCACGTATACAACACCAAGGATTACAAGAAACTAAAGTTCAAGTTTAAGAAAACCGCCAATGGTGAAATCGAAGTTACACTTGACGAAGAAGGTGTCAGCGCTTCTGATCCGGCAATGGTTCAAGCTGAAAACAATGCTAAGTTGCTTGAAGCTGTAACTAGTATTATTCCAATGGTTAAACCGTGATCCCTAGATAAATGCTACCACGCCACGCACCACCCGAGCCATACAACCGCTATGAGAACGTGGTGGTTGTAATTTCATTAGTGCTAAATTGCTGTTTTGTTTATTATGTAATATTCGGGTACAATTAAATTTTAAGATTCGATTCATTAAATAGAGGAATTATCATGGCTGGAAATGGCGGAACAGACCCAAAGACACCACCGGTAGGTGGGGACGGAGAATCAGACGGCGAAGGCGGATAATTAGGGCCTTAACAATGAAAAACAAACTTGCGCCATTCGTTGCTTGCTTGTCATGGGCTACCAGCTGCATAGTAAGCTTATCTTATGAGTTTACAACCTGGCAGTGCCTATCGACGTTATTGATTGTTGACTTTTTGTTTATAGTCTACATCACTAACAGTCGAATAAATTACATCAGAGCGCATTGGATGGGCATCGTTTTATTTTGCTCTATTGTATATGGTGGCGCATTTACCATAGTTACATATCTTCGTCATTACGGCGTCGTAGGGGAATTTAGCGAAGGCTATTTCTTTATGCAATTCCTTTATCAATATGTAAGCCTAATCGCCAGTCTGTTGTTATTTTTGGTCTCCGTTATCCCTCAGAAGATACTAGGACGCTTAGATGATGTATGTTGGCCTAGTACTTTTAACGATTTTCATATTTTTGATAACGATGATAGCTGGCAAGATGATAAAGAGACACAAGAATGCCACTACAAGCGATAGTCGAAATAATCAAGGAGGAGCTAAACGAAATGACTAAATCGTTAGCTGATAAGATATTGCTGGGATCGATAGCCACAACCACAAGCCTAACAACGGCCCAGGCTGCTGATGTTATTCCCGAAACAACTATGGATGTTGCTACATGGCTTCCTACCGATTACGCATTGGCGTTAACAATGATATCAATAGCTGTACTGATATTGGAAAGGGCGCAGACTATCGCTTATAAATGGTCTGACAGACGAAAACAAAAGACAGAGAACGAATCATGAATAACGGATTTACAGGCGCATAAAGAATTAGACCGACAGGAATCGCTACCTGAACTCTCAATAACAAGGGGGTGATAACGTCTAGGTGTGGCGCACCAATTGTATTAATATCGTAGGGCTATGACATCAATACAAATAACTAACCATCCTTCGGGGTGGTTTTTTTATGCTTTGAATTCAACAAAACAGTTGCATGTGTCATAATTGTGTATTATTATTAGTACATAGACAAGGCGAACAACAAAAAAGGCAGACACCATGAAAGCATATCTTAAGAACCTAAACAGCAAAGACTATTATTCATTTGTTGTGAGTGTGAATCATGGTAACAATCTTTTAGACCATAAGACTGTGTTATCAAGCACTGTTGAGTTCTCCGAGTATCTTAAGCGACTAACCCCTGAAATGCGCGACATACGCGTTGTGAACGTAATCAACGTAACTACAGGGCAAGTAATAGATAGAAAGCTATCTTTGGCTTAACAATTAATCGTCCCTTCGGGGTCAAAGGAATAAATCACGACCAGGATGGACGATCCCCAAAAAACAGAGCGTTACTTTGTAATGGCCGAATATGGCGCAATTGTAATAGGCACATTAATCTATCTAATTTATAAGGCGGCAACATGGATTTAGAGCAACACATAAAAGAAAACCACAACGGCAGCAAGCGAGCATTTGCTAAGTCAATTGGTAAAGATAGGACTCAGGTCTATCGCTATATCGAAATGGGCTGTAAATGGATTGACGGCGATGTCTGGTGCCGTAAAACAAAGTTAACCACAAATTCGAGCGCTTAGTTTACATGGTTGAATACGGCGTTGTTGCAATAGTCGCATTGGCTTGTTTAGCAAGATTTTACTGATGCTAACCTAGCTATGAGAGGTTCACATGAAAAATAAATTCGTAGAAATACCTGCTAATAAATTATCCCTATCAAAAAGAGGTTTAGTTTATGGTCATGGTATCAATGATGCTAGCTACCTAACTATTATTAAAATAGACGGAAAGTACATAAGGTGTCCGTTTTACAGAAAATGGCATAGCATGATACAGAGGTGCTTCAGCGAAAAACATGATCGAAAACATCCGACGTACAGAAATTGCACGGTCTGCGAAGGGTGGCTTTACTTTGTATCCTTTAAGTCGTGGATGAAAACCCAAGACTGGAACAGCAAAGAGATAGACAAAGACATTATTAAACCCGGGAATAAACTCTATTCACCTGAAACGTGTTGTTTCGTTACAAAGCCGTTAAATTTACTACTGAACGGTTGTGGTGCTACTCAGGGAGAATGCCCGCAAGGAGTTACCTGGAGCGTACGCTCGGGAAAATATGTAGCAAGAGTTAATGATGGAGACAAAAGAAAGTTCATTGGTTGTTTTTTAAATGTCGACGACGCATCAAAGGCTTATGTCAAAGCTAAAATAAAAATAATCTTACGGGCCGCAGGCGAGCAAAGTGATGAGCGTATTTCATCTGGCTTACGATTACACGCACAGCAACTAAGGAGTAACATCAAATGAAGAAAATTTCAGTGAGCTGGCTAAAAGCGAAAGGCATTGAATTGGCGGTTGGTGATGTTGTTAATTATTGCCAATGGAATAATTACAGCATAACTTTTGATGATATCGATAATCCTAGCTACGAGCCTGAGAATTGTTTTTTAACCTCATTCGCCGACCGCCCAAACACCGGCAAGCAGCCTGTGGGTGATGACGTGATTGTTGACTACACGATTGCTAATCGCGTTTGTGATATAAAACCACAGCCAGCAAAATTTCTGGATTGGTCTACCGATATCGAATCATACCACCCAAACTTCGACGCCCTTTACGACATTTACACAAAGGAAACCGCCATGCAAAAGCCAGCACCAAAACCTGAATGTTACGCTCAGGCCGATGATAAGCCGGAAATTAACGCGGCAACAGCTCTGTATGCTTTTGCTGGATGGTTGACCTCACTGAAAGAGCCTTTGACATTTAGTGAAAAACATTGGGCCACACCAGCGGCCGACATGGTAGCGAGCTTTATTGAGTTAAACCAACTAAAAGGCAAAATCGATTTTGACAAAGTAAAAACTCCTAGCGATTCTGTTATTCCTAGCGAAACGGTAAACTCTGTCGAATCTATCTCCGATGACAAGCCGGTGTTTACTCAGGCGATGGCTGATAATGGCGGGCTCCCTTACGTTGGCGTTGATTGTCGCTACAAGTTAAAGGGAGGAGTAAACTGGTTTGATTGTAGGGTTATCCATTACCACAAAAATCATGCGTGGATTGAAAACCTCACAACGGGAAGCTCGCCGTTAGTTAAAATAAATACATTACTATTCGGCCCGGTCAATACAGACGAACAAAATCTTCGGGATGAGATGTCTAAGTTTATGGTGTCCAATTTCAACGGCGGGATTAAGTGTCTAGCAAAGAATATATTGGAATCCGACAAATTCACAATCAAATTAAACGGCGATAAATAATGCCCGCTCAATGTTATTCATATTCCGCTATATCAGCCCTAATCTTCATTTTATTGGTAGCTATAGCGGTTGAATTTTGGAATTTGTATAAAATTGGGATAAAAGATGTTCGACTTCGAAAAAAAGATTGGCACCCAAAGGCAGGCGATACGGTTTATATTTGTCATGCGATAACCAAAGGAAAGTTTAAGCGCGCCATATTCCATAGATGGTTCGGTGGATGCATGTACGTGTCAACCGGAAACTATATTGATTATCGACCTCACCCAAGGCATACGAGCATGAAGCCAATTATCACGATTAAGGAGCAAGGGAAAAAATGAATAAAGCATTTAAGAAGCATCTAACCACTAGCGCCCAGCGTATCAGTTATGTTGTGATAAATGACAAAAACCTTGGTATGTCGCTAATGCAAGTTATTGGTTGCGCCCCAAAACTTAAAAAACCGAACGTCATAAATTTAACTGGGTGTTTAGATGAATATTCAGCAGTGACAATGCCGACATTTTTTGATCCGGTACCTATTGAATTTTTTGATAACAAATTAGTGGCATTAAACTAACGAGGGTAGAGATATGACGACAATCGCTTATCACCATAAAGACAAACAAATAGCAGTTGATAGTCTTGTTACGCAGGGCGGAAGGGTAACAACCGATAAATTCAACAAGATAATCACTAACGAGCTAGGGGTGTGGGTAATTTGCGGCGTTACATGCGACTATGAGAGATTTGTAACACTCAAGCCTTTAGATGTAATTGACGTGCAGCTTGAAGTTTCTGCAATTCTAATCCGAGATAAAAAAGCATTCTCTGTTTATCAAAATAAAGATTGTCATTATTGCGAAGACGAATTAACTTATGATGATACGCATGGAAGTGGAGCGGACTTTGCTACATCAGCTATGGATTTCGGCAAATCAGCGAAAGAGGCTGTCGAGTACGCCATGACACGCGACGTCTATACCGGCGGAAAAATTCAGGTTTTCGATGTTGAAACAGGTAATGTGATATAGTAAATATTTAACCGGAGTAATCACAATGCCAAAACACAACGAATCAGAACGCAAAAAGAACCAGGCAAGGAAGCGCACAGAGGAAGCCCGCAAGATTGCGAGAAAGCCCCGCGGAAAAAGGAAGTAACAGGTAAAATAATTTAACCAACAAAAAGGCAAATTAAAATGATGAAAGCAAAAATGAGAGTCGATTCGGTATGTTTAACTGAGTACGGCGAAGTATTAAAAATGTCAGCGGTAACTAACGGTACGGCAGAAGATAATACTTTTTCAAAATTTACACCCGCCGGGTCAGTAGAGCTCACCATCACCAATCCGGAATTGTCCGGCAAATTTAAACCAGGCCAAGCTTTCTACGTGGACTTTACCGAAGCGAAATAGAAACTAAAAAGCATTATCATTAGCCGTTTAACCGCGGCTTTTTGCTATCTATCGCAATGTGATATAATGAATCATTCCCCAGTGGGGCAGACAATAAATGTGAGTCACATATGTCAAGCAAGAATATATTAAACTTGAAACAAGAGAGGTTTGCTCAAGAGGTTGTTTTGAATGGTGGCGACAAGGTGGCAGCATTTAAGGTATCCGGTTGGACATGGAAAAATTACACAAAAAACGCTTTAGGGGTCCAGGCAGACAAGAAATACAATCACCCTAAGATAAACCTAAGAATCCTAGAATTACAAAAATCCCATAGAGACACGGCTAACGATGACTTTAAAATAGATTCTAACTATGTTTTAAGGCGTTTACACGAAATAGATAACCTCGATGTCCTAGATATAATAAAGCCCGACCTAAGCGGTTTTAGGCCCCTTGACCAGTGGCCTAAGTCTTGGCGCATTTCAATAAGCGCATTAGACATGAAGCGCATGATAACCACGATTGCAGACGAAGAAACATTAGATACAATTATCGAGAAAGTTAAATGGCCGGACAAAGCTAAAAACCTCGACATGATTGGTCGACACGTTACCGTTAAAGCGTGGGATAAAGACGAGACGGTAGTAAATAATATTCAAAACATAATGCCTGTACCATCGGCTGACAACATAGACGATTGGGAAGCTGCAGCAAAAGCGCAACAAGAAGCAATATTAAATGCCAGTTAAGTACAATGTAGTAATAGAGCCTCAACCTGGCGGTCAATGCTTGGCTCTATCATGTCCGTGTGATGAAATCCTGTTCGAAGGCACTCGCGGAAGCATGAAGACGGCGACTCAGCTGATGAAATTCAGGTCATATGTTGGCCTAGGCTATGGTGCGTTTTGGAAAGGTGTAATATTCGATTTAGAATTTAAAAACCTAAGTGACATAATCGCCCAATCAAAAAAGCTATTTAACCTATTCGATGACGGCGCAAAATTCCACTCTTCTAATACATCATTAAAATGGGCGTGGCCTACTGGTGAGGAATTGCTATTTAGATACGCTGCTAAATCGGATGACTATTGGGGCTATCACGGTTCGGAAATTCCATTTGTAGGATATAACGAATTAACCAAAAGACACGATGATGTATTTTATGAAAGCATGTTTTCGTGTATACGATCATCATTCAGGCCGCAAGATTACCCAAAGCCAGACGGTTCGTTATTGCCACCAATACCGCTAATGTGCTTCAGTACAACAAACCCTTTTGGTGTCGGTCATAACTGGGTTAAAAAAAGATTCATAGACCCTGTACCAAGAGGAGCTGTAAACAGAACAAGTATGACAGTGTTTAACCCGGCAACAAAAGAGGATGAAGTTGTTGTGTTGACCCGGGTTGCAATACACGGATCATGGCGAGAAAATAAATTCTTAGACACTAAATACATCGCCAACCTAATGAAAATACGCGACCCTAACAAGCGTAAGGCATGGATTGACGGATCTTGGGACGTAACAAGCGGTGGCCGGTTCGATCACCTATGGAATGCACTAGTTCACGTTGTTAAATCATTTCAGATACCTAAGAGCTGGCACGTTGATCGCTCTCACGATTGGGGTGAATCAAAACCGTTTAGTAACTTATGGTTTGCAGAGGCAGACGGAACAACGGTTGAAATAGATGGCAAGCAATGGACACCAGCTCGAGGCTCAGTTATTTGCATAGGCGAATACTACGGCTGCGAAGTTGACCAGGTTAACACCGGGCTAAAAATGTCAGCGTCAAACGTTGCCAAGGTGGTTAAATGGGTTGACCAGCGGATTGAGGGTAAAGAAGTCGACGAGCCATTGGATATCAAAGGCGAGTTAAACATTATCCCGGGCATGGTAAAAGGCAGGGTATGGCCTGGGCCGGCAGATAACTCAATTAATAACGACGATGACGAACAAATATCATTGGCCGATAAAATGGAAGCCCAGGGCGTAACGTGGGAAAAGTCAGATAAAAAGCCTGGTAGTCGTGTTGCCGGCGCTTCGTTATTATGCGAAATGTTAGAGGCTGCATTGGAGGCCAAAGAGTCTCAAAGTGGCGTAGGCGAAAGGCCGGCATTATATTTTATGGAGCACTGCAGAGGTATTATTGCTAGATTCCCGATACTGCCAAGAGACAGCAAAAACCCAGAAGACATTGATACAGATGCAGAGGACCACGACTATGACGCGCTACGATATAGAGCAACGTCACTAACTCGCCAGCCTAGTCTACCGCCTAGGATTCGTCACTTTTAGATTGCTCAATGAGTTTTTGTTTGTATTCCAAACACTGCTTTATTGATGGGTAAGCAACGATATGTCGATTATGATTAATTGGAATCTCAGAATATATTTTAACTTTCAAATCTATTTGTTTATTGGTCACTCTCTCACTCCTGCCATTAATGCGAAATTTCTAACTTGGTGGAAATTCACTGTTTATATCAGAAGTCTCAGCAAGTATCTTCTTGTTGGTTTCTGATATCTCGGTTAGTTTCTCAAGTATGGCCAGTAGAAGGTTGGCTTCTACTGTTGTCGATGACATCGTACCGCCGCCCCTGTCAGTGCATTCCATTATTACGCTGCCAAATATATCAGATTTAAAATCTTTCACTATTTCACTCCTTAGCCTGTTAGGGCTGGTTGTTAAAATTTAACGCCAGTGAATACCCACTTGATGCGCGTTAGTAGTGATGCGTTAAATACCGTTTCTCTGAATTTTTTATAAGACTCAGCGGTGCGACACGCTTCATTTTTCCAAGACTGCCAGGCCTCAGATAGCTTTTTGATTCTTAGCTCTTGCGACTTTGCGGTTACTGGGTTTTCTATTAAATAAAGATATTCCCAAATCTTATCTTCAACAGCTATGTAATGCTCAACATTGTGATCGACTATTCTTCTAATTGGTATATCTTCTACGTGATAATAATCAGGGATGTATTCATCGCTATTTGATATCGCTTGGGGCAACTTATGGTGAGCCGTTGCTTGTTGGTAACAATTAACCATGTCATCTATGACAACATCTTCACCTTTGAATTTTATTAGCTTTACTCTTTTCATCTTCATCCCCTCAGTTAAAAACCAACAATAATACACCTTGCAAATGATGTCAAACGATATATAATGAATTCAATTGATGTTAAATTTGCGAGGATATATGAACGAGCTAACACGTAAGATTAAGGCTAGGGGTTACACATTAGCGGAAGGGGTTAGGGCTCTCGGGTTATCGCTAAGCACTTATAGGAAGTACGAGAAACAAGATCATCCACAGCATGGCAACTTGATTTGTTGGATTGATGAATTGAAGAATAAATCATGAATAAATTAATAAAGCTACACGAAGAAACTCAAGCACAAATCGATAAAAGCGTGGCAGAGTTTAGGGTGGAATGGGATAAAAAACTAAAGGAATCAGGCCTTAGTGAGTTGCTATTCAAAACCACAAACAAAGATGCTATCTGGATGATGGCCATTTACCAAGAAATGAAAAACGAAGCGGAATCCGAAGGTTTTACCATGCCAGATTTCGACAGTAAAACTAAAATAACTTTTCATGACGGAGATTAAGCCATGGAAATAACACACCATCAGTCGGTGGAGCACGGATCGTTAACAATCATTAGGTATGAAGTAATTGGTTATTCATTTAATTCTCGAGCTGTAGGTATGCGACCAATATACGGATTTTCAGTTGAAAGCATGGGTGTTCATGCTTTTATTATGACGGTTAATTGGAGTGAGTTATGACGATACTTGAAATGATAAGTGAATGGCGAAATGGTTGCTCTTGCGGATTGTATAACCCGGCAGACTGCCGAGATTGTACGGTGGCTTTAATTGACGCGATAGAGAAAAAATTAAACAAGCAAAACGAGCCATTCCCCGGTGATGGTGTCGCCGGTTCTGACTGTGACATAGGCACTTGTAATGACGGCATCTGGCTATAATTAACAGCGAGGATAAGTAATGAACATTCAACAAAAAATATTAAAGTTCAGAAAAGAAAAGCAATTAGCAGGAAAGCGCGTCGAAAACATGGTTTACAGAGTGGGTAAAGACGAGGCAATTGAGTTTGCCAGATATATATCCAAAGAATTTACACGTGTTACATTCTCAAGTCCGGATCCTGATTTTTGTATTCAAATGGCAGAAGATGGAATATTTAAGCCTTTACGCGAATTGATTCTCAACATGGATACAATATTTGGCGTTGAAATCCATCCCGACTGGCAGGAATACACAAACAAGAACATGTATTACTAATTGGGGAAGCAAATGATTATAAACATACCAGATTGGCTATTGTGGGTTATTGGCATTCCTTGCGCTGCAGTTTTTTGCTTGTTTGCGTATATTGGGTTTGAATTTTTTAGATGCTTTATGAGGTAATTAAAATGAGAAATCTAACACAACAAGAAATTGATGACGCGCCTGAATATGGTCGCTTTTACAGAGTTGCATGGGATGATGATGTTAACTTTATCTCCTTTCTGATGGCTGACTACAAGCCTGTACCCGGTAGGGAAGCTAAGCCGCTGGCAGAGCAATTAGCTAACGCACCTGACTACGCTGAGTTTTACCTGCTTGATCCACTAGATGGTGATGTTTTATTTAGTGGCGTTGACAACCCAGATTTGGGGTACAAGCGCATACCCGGAAGAGACAAAGGTCATGGTCACGAACATAATGTAGAAGCGTTTAGGCTTAGCAGAATTACCAACCGCAAAACTATACTGTCCGATACGCTAAAATTGATAATGGCTATTGCATTCGTGGGCTCGTTAATAGCAATCATTTAAAACTAACAGGGATCAAAACAAATGAATATATACAGAGTATTATTAGCGGTATTGTTACTAGCAACTTACGTGTTAATGTTTTGGGTTTTCCCGTGGTTTGCTGGTGATATTTTTCAGGGCGCAGCTATTTTACATGCAATAACCGCATTTGCAGCGTGCTTTGTTTTCAGCGTTAATTGGCTAGTGGATAGGTGCTAAATATCTGCCCGTCACGTTAGTGTTAGCTCTTATAAAACCCTATGCTATAATGCCCTATTAATTAAATTTAGGGCTTTATTTTGAGTCACGCTGGCGACACTATTCCTGATGCAATATTGAGACGTGAATTTTTCTTACAAAGATTCGCGTCTTCTCTCGTTAACGACAATGTCGACGGCACAATTCAAGAATTCGCTCGAAAACTCCCATCGTTACTAAATGAATTCGGTGATGCCGAAGACCTAACGATGGGTGAACGCAGGGCGGTAACCAGATCGACTACAGTAGAAATGTCTAGTATGTGGGTTGATATGTGGGATGACATCACAGAGCAATTAGACGAGATGGCCGTAATGGATGCCGCTCACGTTGCTGGTGTTTATGAACATCTTGTGGGGGTATCGTTACAAGTTCCCGCTGACTCGGTTCTATTGGGCCATATAGCTAATTCGGTGATGGTTTTAACATCCGGCAAGAAAACTAACGCCGGGGTGTGGTCTAAATTCATCCGAGATAATACCAGCACAGCAACACAATCAATTAACGGCGCGATATGGAACGGATACACGTCAGGGCAAACCAATCAGCAAATAGCCAAAACCATACGCGGTACGTTTAACCGCTCAACCAAGATGTACCAAGGCGGCATATTGCAAGGTTCAGTTAGGGCGCAATCAGAATCATTAGTTAGGACCGGCACAAGCCATTTCTCTAACGGCGCCAGGGACAGGACTTACGCTGCCAATAAAGATATCATTCAATCACGAATACTTATTGCCACACTAGACAACCGAACTACATTTATTTGCATGCGCCGTAATTTGCAAGAGTGGGATATAGACGATAATTCATATCCACGATTACCATTCCATTTTAATGAACGAAGCGTTTACATTGTAAGGCTGACCGGCATAGACCCTCTTGATGGGGTTAAGCCCGCTGTTGGTGGCAAGCCTGGTAAAGAGGTGTCAGATTTTCAGCGGAAATTTAAAGGAAGAAAAGGCACTGATATATTTGATGTTAAACAGGTCGCCGCCGACACATCAACGGACGCATTCCTTCGTAGGCAACCAAAGGCATTTATTCAATCAACGCTCGGCAAGGCTCGCACTGAATTGTTCCTAAAGGGCGGATTTGACGTTAAGCGATTTACTGACGCCACCGGAAGAACTTTAACCCTTAAGCAATTAAAAGCATTGGACGCGCAAGCATTCAAAAAAGCTGGACTTACAGAATAACAGCCTTATGGTACAATTAACCAAAATTTAACGAGAATAGCCAATGCCTCACAACGATTTGATGAATATCAGACACCCCGATTACGTTGATACTATCGACGAGGTTAAAACCGTCAGAGACGCGATTGAAGGGTCGAACGCCATTAAGAACGGTGACAGGTCTAAAATTTACCTTCCAAACCCGACTGATACGGATATTCTGCTAGGCCAGGATTTGGTGGAATCAAGAAATCGTTACAATAGATATAAAAACCGTGCTGAATATGATGCGTTCCCAGGCAGAACAGAAAGCGGATATGTTGGCGCTTTAAAGTCAACGCCGCCTGACTTCGCTGAAATACCACCAGAGATTGATTATCTATTAACGGACTCTGACGGCGATAATCTTACTTTGTCAGAATCAATTGAAATAACCCAGGCTAATTTGCTTGAGGTTAAATTTCACGGTTTGCTTGTTGATTTTAACGGTCTTACTCAAATCGATATTAACGATGACTCACCGCAGCTAACAAATGCCCAGGCCAAAGAGTTAGACTTAAAGGCAACCATTAAGCACTATCCAAGGGAATCTATCGTTGACTGGGATTATGGCGTTGTTAACAATCAGAACCAATTAACGTTTGTTAAACTAATGGAAAAGGTTAGTGAAATTAATCGCGAGACACTGCAGCGCGTAGAAGTTGAAAATCAATTAGTGTTAGCGCTTGACGAAAACGGCGAATACTACCAACAGCAAATAACAAAGACAGCAGAAGGTAAAGATCAAATAAGCGAGCGGCTTTATCCTGAAAACAACAGTGGCCGATTAAATTTAATTCCATTCGAAATTGTTATTGATCAAAAGCAAAAGTCATCATCAATACCTAAGCAGCTTGGCATTCTCTACCCTATTTGCCTGAAAGCGATCGCTAGATATCAAGTTAATGCTGATTTAAAAGAAGCCATACACAGAAGCGCACAACCTACCATGTGGTCAAGCGGCTGGGACGAACGATCTTTTAAAATATATACAGATTTAACCGGGCACGAACATATAGCAACAGGATCCGGCGCGCATATCCCAATACCAAAAGGCTCTGAAATAGGTTACCTAGAATGGAACGCCGACAGCAATGCAATGTTTAAATACCTTGAAGGGAACCAGAAAGAAGCCAAGGCACTTGGTGCCAGGTTCGACACATCAGATCCAAAAGACGAGGCGGTTGGCGTTGCTAAGATTCGAAGCGCTGAAGAGTTGAGCGCATTAATGAACATTCAGTCATCAATCAGGGAGTCATACATTCGAGTTTTAGGCTGGTGCTTTAGTTTTATGTCGACTAGTACCGCCGAGCCTAATATCGAAATTAACCTAAATAAAGAATTCAACAAGGTCAAATTGACAGCCCAAGAGCAAGCGGCAATCCTTAATAACTTCACCATGGGATTAATTGATAGACAAGAGGCTCTTGAGCAATTAGAGAAAGGCGGAGTTCTAACGACTGATGCTGATGACTTACTTAATCGGTCAGAGACTAACGGTGTATAGTCAAATTCGCCATTAAATAGCTAAACTGATACAATGTATTTGATTTAACAACAGCAACTAAAATCGGGGTCCGATAAATGCTATTACAATTTGAGAACGAGTCTGACATTCCAGTGGAATCAAAAGACAGCTTTGTACCATTTGAGCAAGATGGTAAACAAGTATTTATGCATAAAGATTTGGCTGAATCTAAAAAAACAGCATTTCGTCATCAAGGACAGTTAAGCACATTAACTAAAGATTTCGAAACGTTCAAAAGCGGTATCACTGTGAAGCAGGGAGAGCAAGAGGCGGCGGCAAGGCTAGCCACTGAAAAAGCATTACAAGAGCAAATGGACAAGCTCAAAACCGATGGTAAAACATCAGAATTACATGTGTTGGAGATGCAGCAGGCCACTGATAAATATAAGTCGCTGGTTGATTCTAACGCTGAGTTACAGGAAAGTTATACAGGTTTGCAGAATTCTCTAGTAGAGAATAGCAATAAAACTCTAGCTACAAAAATTGCTAGTCAGTACGTCCCATCAGAAATGGTTGACTCATTCAGCAAGTTGCTAATAATGACTCACATTAAAAATGTTGATGGAAAGTCAGTTTTTACTAATGCCAGTGGCGACGCGGTAGATAATGACATAGATCGGGTTATTGAAGTATTAAATCAAGACCCAAATTTAAAGCATTTTGCTAAATTCCCCGGCTCAAAGGGTGGTTTTGGTGGCAAGGGTGGCGACGTAAGCGGCAATGGTAAAACAATGTCTCGCGGTGCATTTAATCAACTCTCTGCCCACGAAAGAAGTAAAGCCATGCGAGCAGGCATTAAATTAATTGATTAAGGTAAAAGACAATGGCTAATACATTAACGGATCTAGTCCCTGATTTATATGCAGCGCTTGACGTTGTATCACGCGAGCAGGTTGGTTTTATTCCTGCCGTAACCATGAACGCAACGGACGGCCGAGCGGCTGTTGGTGAGAGCGTTCGAGTTGCTGTAACACGAGCAGCTAATGTTGTTGATATTACACCGGCAATGGTGACTCCTGAGCCAACAGATCAAGTGGTTGATAATGTGCCTATTATCATCACCAAATCTCGAGCAGCAGAATTCGGCTGGGTTGGCGAGGAACAGAAAGGCTTAAATAACGGCCCGGGTTACTTAACGGTTCGCGCCGGTCAAATGGCCCAAGCAATGCGAAGCCTAACCAACGAGATCGAAACAGACATTGCAAGCCTATACAAAGCAACCTCTCGCGCATTCGGTACGGCTGGTGTAACTCCGTTTGCGTCAACGCTTCAAGACACCGCGCAGATCCGTAAAATTCTATCTGACAACGGCGCACCATTAGGTGATCTTCAATTAGTTATTGATTCCACCGCCGGCGCTAACATGCGTACTTTGACGAATTTAACCAAGGCCAATGAAGCAAATGACGAATCATTGTTACGTCAAGGTGTGTTACTTGATGTTCATGGCTTTGCTATTCGTGAGTCTGCCCAGAACGCCAATGTAACAAAAGGCACTGGAACAGCGTATACAACCGATACGGCCGGTTACGCTGTAGGCGCAACAGTTATCACGCTGATTACCGGCTCCGGCACTGTATTAGCTGGTGACGTTGTCACATTCGCAGGCGACACCAATAAGTATGTTGTCGACGTAGGTGTTGCGGCCCCTGGCGCGATTACACTCGCGGCCCCTGGTCTTCGTGAAGCTATCGCGGCATCTGCTGTTGCAATGACTATCGGCGGTGACTTTGTTGCTAACATGGCGTTCTCTCGCAGCGCACTACAGCTAGTAACCCGCGCACCAGCGTTGCCAGAAGAAGGTGACATGGCGATTGATCGGATGTTGATTACTGATGACCGTTCAGGTTTAACATTTGAGGTGTCAATCTATCCTGGCTACCGTAAGGTTCGTTATGAAATTGCTATCGCCTGGGGATTTGAGAACATAAAATCTCAGCACACATCGATTCTGCTTGGGTAGTTAAACTTATCAATACCGAATCAAATCGGTATTGTTGGTTAACTTTCAAGGGGCTTAATTGCCCCTTATTTTTAAACGTAAAAGGTAAATATCATGCGCATCCCAACAGTAAAAGTTAAAGACGCGAACGACGGTTTTTATGTAATTAATGAATCGGATTTTGACGAAGATAAGCACGAATTATTTGGATCCGTCAAAGAAGAAAAGAAAGGTTCCACCGCCTGGTACAAGCAACAACTCGACGGAATGAATGTTGAATATTCAGATTCAGACAAAAAAGCAGACCTCAAAGCGCTGTACGATAGCAATACTGAAGACTAAGGTGTTATAATTTCATGGGTTGCGGAACCCGCTCGCCTTTCGGGGTGGGCACCGCGCCCGCCATTAAACATCCGCAGCCTATATTATTAACTTAATAAGGCGTAATTATGTCTACCAATTCACAACGATTCGAAAAGTCAGGCGCTATATCTGATGGGCCAGCGATCCAAGGAATAGACGCAAATCTATTATCGCACTTTATTTCAATATTATTCTTTACAGATGCAACCCAGACGGTAATTGTCGATAAGGCAACCATGACAGGGGGTGTTACCTTTGAACTATCAGAGGGCGGTGATGAATTTGCTACTATGTCAGACGGCACATTAACCCTGGGAACGTCACAATATAGCAGGCCTAATGCGTCGGGCTCCTACAATACAGCGAAGGCAACGTTTAACACTGTGGTCGGCGCAACTCATTACAAAATGCTAGTTTCTAGCTTTGCGGGTTAATTATGAGAACTTTACCGCCGGCAATAACAAAAGAAAGCCAACCATTACAAAAAACCGCGTTTGGCGAGGTCAAAGCGGAGTCAATGACTCCGGTAACGCAAATTAGTGCTGAGTACGGACTGTTAAATCAGGTTTTAACAGTTATTGATAGCGGTGCTAGCGGGGCATCTAGCATTGTCGATAATAAGTTTACATGCCAAACTGGTACTGATGCGGCCGGCCTTGCTAGCATATTAAGCCTAAGACAACTTAAATACAGGCCAGGACAAGGCGCTTTGGGCAGGCTAACTGCTGTTTTTGATGTTGGTACACCAAGCAGCCAACAAATTGCTGGATTGATCACTGGTGAAAATGTCTTTGCATTTGGTTATTTAAACGAAGATTTTGGAATAGTATACGCCCATGATGGGGAGGGTGAATCTCAAGAGTTAACTATAACAACACCTGCCGGCGGCGCTGAAAATGCAACAATAACAATTGATGGGGTTGGTTTTACTGTCCCTTTAACTGCTGGAACCGTGCAACATAATGCTTTTGAAATTTCGATAAGCTTAACCGCTCAGGTTCCAAACTACATATTCGCATCAAATGATGACCAGGTTATTGCTCAAGCCGTAATACCGGGGCCGCAATCAACATTTGCATTTACCAGCTCAACAGCTGTCGCCTCATGGATTCAGGTAACAGCAGGGCTCGAGCCGGTGGTTGACTTTACAAAGCAAGAAAACTGGAACGTCGACACTAGAATTAATTCCGACCCTAAAATAAACTTAAACCATCAGAAAGGTAATGTTTATCAAATCCAATATCAATACTTGGGATTTGGTGCCATAAAGTTTTTTATTGAAGATAGCGCCACTGGTGATTTTATACTTGTTCACGTAATACAATTCGCGAACACATCAACAACAACCAGCGTAACAAATCCAACATTTAGAATTGGATGGCTCACTAGGAATCTTGGCAATACATCAAACATAACACTATCTGGCGGCTCTGCTGGCTCGTTTGTTGAGGGTATAATTAAAAGGTCTACGCCACCAAGATCTGAAGATAACGGTCAATTGAACGTTGGCACGGCATTAACTAATATAATTACATTCAGAAATAGAGTCACTTTTGGTGGAAGAGTTAACAGAGCTGAAATATTTCCGTTACTTGCATCGTTTTCAACCCAGGCTAACAAATTCGCATTTTTCGAAATAAGAGCAAACCCTACATTTGGTGGCGATCTAAACTTCCAGTATATCGATAAAACATCTTCCATAATGGAATTTGCTACAGATAATGTGACGGTTTCTGGTGGCATTAAAGTTGCGTCTGTAACGGTTGTTGCTGGATCATCTGAATCAATCGAGTTTAATGAGCGAGTTGATTTAGACTTTATAGCGCTACCTGGACAGACGTTTACCATAGCGGCAGCGATACCAACGGCGGCAGCGGCGGATTGCCAAGCAACAGGAACGTGGCAAGAAGACTTATAAATTAAACCTGAGTTAAATCACAAAACAAGAGCCCGGTAACTCGGGCTTTTTATTGCGTTTATTATAACAAAAGTGTTGCACGCGCAATATATCTAGTATATATTTTGTATTCGTTAAATGTATACGAGGTAATCATGAAGAAACTTATTAATTTTAAAACACTGTCACTGATTAAAGACATCCAAGATTTTGCTGATAAGCATTTTGAAGGTAACTTTTCTCAAGCTGTTAGACAGTTAGTGATAAGGGGTCTGAATCAGTAAAGTGATATAATTTGAATTATTAACTAATCAGAGGAAACAGGTATGAGTAACTTTGATTTATCGGGTGCTTCGATAGATTTTACAACGTTCAGTGACGGCGCTGAGGTTTGCGAAATAAAAATACATGACAAATCATGCAGGAAGGTGTTGTCAATTAATGCTGTTGACGCTAGTAATGACTTGATCAGATTGTGCTTGATTAAAAACGCTCTTGACTCTATGGGTGTTTACGATGTTGATTTGTTTATGAAATACATCCCGAATGCCAGGGCAGACAGAAGGTTTGGCGCCGGCCAATCTTTTTCATTAAAAGTGTTTACTAACATCATTAACGGATTAAATTTCAACAAGGTTACAGTTTTAGATCCTCATTCTGACGTGTCATCGGCGCTGATAGATAATATCGAAGTTATCCGCCAGGAGGTAGGGTTTGGTTGGCGGCTACCTGAGATTGAAAAAATAACAAATGATTTCATTCTCTGCGCGCCAGATATCGGAGCATCAAAAAAGATATTTGATGTTATGAAATACATCGATCATGACGATTATGTTCAGGCCGTAAAAATTCGGGATGTTTCAACTGGAAATATTATTGCCTGTTCAATTCCGGATAAAGATCTGCAAGGCAAAGATGTAATAATAGTCGATGACATTTGCGACGGAGGAGCGTCTTTTATTCACTTGTCAAAGCATTTAAAGGATGCAAATTGCGGAAAAATAATACTTCACACATCACACGGCATTTACTCCAAAGGCCTTGAGCCATTGAAAGGTAATATCGATTACGTTTTCACGTCTAACCTGATTGAAAAATTCATCAATAGCCGTGATTTAATTAAATTCAACTACGAGAAATAATTATGACAATTTCAGCAGCAACAATGCAAAAAGACGTTTACAAAGAATTTCATGTAAGAGCGTATCATCCAGATGTTAGTAAGGTATATGTTAACTACACATCAAGAAGTAATAGGCTTTGCAATATCAAGGATAATGAATCGATTGTGTTTGTTGGATTGCAGTATTTCATTAAAGATTATTTAATTGAAGAGTGGAACGAAAGCTTTTTTAATCTTCCCCGTGATCTTGCTGTATCGAATCATAAGCGAATTCTAAGCGCAATGCTTGGCTATGAAGTTGATGTGACATACCTTGAGTCGCTTCACGAATTGGGTTACCTCCCTATCCGCATAAAAGCGTTAAAAGAAGGTAGCCTGGTTCCTTACCAAGTGGCCCCGATAACGATCGTTAATACTGTCGATGATTTCGAATGGCTACCTAACATGATTGAAACGGTTTTGAGCACTGAAAACTGGCCCATTCAAACCTCAGCAACTACATCAGTAGCTTATCTGCGAAACTTTAAAAAGGCATTTGAAGAATCGGGCATGGATCAATCGTTGCTGCCATTTATGTGTCATGACTTTAGCTTTAGGGGTATGTTTGGCCGCCAGGCTGCCGCTATGTCAGGCTTCGGTCATCTATGCTCAGGCTTTGCCGGTACCGATACTATCCCTGCTGTTTTATTCGCTGAGAAATATTATAACGCTAATGTCGACAATGAATTGGTCGGTTTCTCAGTGGATGCGACAGAACATAGCGTAACATGTAGTTGGCAGGAAGAGGGTGAAATCGAGTTCTTTACCCATCTTATGACCAATCAATCGCCGACCGGGATATTATCAGTCGTTAGTGATACTTGGGATTTCTGGAAAACAGTTACCGAATATTTACCAAAGCTTCAAGATATAATCATGGCTCGTGATGGTAAGCTTGTTATTCGTCCTGATTCTGGCGATCCTGTTGATATCTTATGTGGGACTTGTTTGGATTCGTCACCTGAAGGTAAGGGTCTTATTGAATGCCTATGGGATACGTTTGGTGGAACAATTACCGATAAAGGATACAAGCTGTTAGATTCGCATATTGGCGCTATCTATGGCGACGCGATAACAATCGAGCGCCAACTTGAAATAAATAAACGACTTATGGCTAAAGGCTTTTGCCCTCAAGCCGTTCTTGGTGTCGGCTCTTATTCATTCCAATACGTAACAAGGGATACCCACGGATCGGCTGTTAAAGCAACAAACGTTATAAAAAATGGCGCGTCCACTCCAATATTTAAAGATCCAAAAACTGACAGTTCGAAAAAGTCAGCCAAAGGATTACTTCGGGTTGAGTTCGAAGATGGAAAGTTTGTTATGTACGACCAACAAACAAACGAACAAGAAAGTCTTGGCTTATTAAAAACGGTTTTCGAAGATGGTAAATTAGTTAGAGAAACTTCATTAAAAGAAATTCGAGACCTAGTTAATCAACAAATCTAACATTTTTCATTTAATCAACCATTCGTGATAAACTAAGGCCTATTCTAATCAATAGGCCTTTTTTTGTGACATTAATAATCGAGACAGGCGCAGGAATTCCCAATTCCAACACATTTATTAGTGATGCTGAATACGTAGCCTATGCGGCGGCTAGAGGCCTTACAATCGGCGCAGACGCACCGGCAAGGGAAATCGAACTAATACTGGCTGTGGACTATCTAACATCGATCGAATCAAGATTCAAAGGCACCAGAGTTGAATCCGATCAGTCATTACTCTATCCGCGCCTAAACGTTATTATATTTGGCGATTTATTCGATCAAGACTCTATCCCAATTCAATTAAAGAACAGCCAGGCAGAAGCAGCCTCAGCAGCCAATGGCCAATCACTACTAACTAACGAAACAAATCTAAATGTTCAATCTCAAGAGGTGGATGTAATTAAACGGAGCTTCTTCGAGGGTGGATCGTGGTCTGTTGCGCGACTGGATAGAGTTAACGCTGCGGTTAGAGAGCTATTAATTGGTGGCGGCTCTGGATTTAGCCGCGTGGCCAGGGTGTTATAATGAGCTTAGACTTATCAAAAGTATCGACGGAATTATTAAAATCACTCGGCGATGAAACCTACGTTAAAATAACCCGGGAAACTGGCGGCGCATTCGATCCAGTCGAGGGTGAAACAACCGGAGCCACAACAAATATTTTAGATGCAGTCGGCGCAGTAATAAAATTAAAAGCAAGCTTAATTGATGGTGAGCGCATAAAGCAAACTGACAAAATGATCGCGCTTGATAATGGCGTTACGCCGCTAATGACCGACCTAATAACTTTTAGCGGCATTGACCACAAGGTTGTTCAGATTGATGAAATTAACCACGCTGGCATCACTCAATTGTGGAAGGTTGTCGTTCGTGGCTAAAATAATAAAGATTGAAAATCTAGGTAAAGAACTAAGAAAGGCGCTGGATAAGAGTCAGGAACTAACAAGGACTCAATACAACAAGGCGTTAAGGATAGCTGCGATTAAGACTTGGGGTGATGTAATCGTCGCAACCCCCGTTGCGTTAGTTAACGGGGGGCGAGCTAGGGGGAGTTGGTTTGTCGGTTTAAATGTTACAGACGAGACTAGCGACTCAAACAAAAATAAAGGCCCTGGATACATAGCAAAAGAGCTGCCTAACGACCTAACCAAACAGAAAGTGTTTTTATATAACAATCTGCCTTACATTGAAAAGTTAGAATTCGGGGGCTACGGTCCGGAAGATACAGAAAAAACCAACTCGCAAGGCTTCTCTAAGCAGGCTCCGAGAGGGATGCTAAGGGTGTCACTGCTAAAATGGGGCACAACATTGCAAAAAGCATTTAAGGCGGTTTAACATGGCTAAAAGTATTATAGAAATAAAAATAGTTGACTTAGACGAGTTTAAGGAACTAATAGAATCTCTTGCTGAAAACTTTGAAGACTTGCCGGAAAAAGTCAAAGAGAGCCTGAGTAATCTTTGTGGTGATAAGGCTAAATAATGGCGTATCATGAAATACACAAGGCGTTAACCCAATCGATTATTGATTTGGCATTAGGCTTGCCGATATCTCATGAGAATGAAAACTTTAACCCCGAGGTTGACGGTGGTAGTCAGTTTATAGACTTAACAACGTTATTTGGCGAACAGGACGTTATCAGTAAAGATTCAGTTGATGAGTCCCCGGGCATATACCAGATATCGGTTTACACAAAATCAGGCGTTAGCGTTAAACAGGCGCTGGTAACTGTCGACTCGATACTTGCCAATTACCGGCATGGCAAAACTTTTACAAATGGTGCTCAAACTGTTTTTATACTAAGCGGCAGCAGAAACGTAGGAAGAAACGAAAACGGATGGTACATAATAGACTTATCTATTGTGTTTAAGTCCGACATTGTACGCTAGTAACCAAGCGTGATAATATACAAACAACACTAATTAGAGGCTTTTATTATGAGTGGTGAAATTAACGCTACAGACGTCGTCATAGCAAATGGTACAGGCACAATTGTCGGCCAAATGGAAATGACATTAACGTTTAACGGCACACCAATTGATATATCAAATAAATCAGCGGCTGATTTCGTTGCGCTACTTGACGGTGAGTTAGCCGGTAAACAGTTGCAAATATCAGGCACTATTGTTTACAACGATGACACTCAATATCGAAAGGTTCGCGCGGACTCATTAGCTGGCACGCAAGATACATATACTCTTGTTTATGTTGGTCCGGCCACTACAGATGAATCGTTTAGTGCTTCAATGGTCCCGAATGGATTAAGCGATGCGCTACCTCACGGTGATAAAGTATCTACTACGATCACCTTTTTATCCTCTGGCGTTGTTACTCACGTTCCGGCGGTATAATGATTAAATTATGCTACAAAGAATATCCATTTAAAATTAGCCTTGCAGCTTGTAAGGCTTTTTTTGATGCTACCGGGAAAGATCTCCAATGCGTCTTGTTGATGTATTTACAGGCATGCAAAGATTCTATGGATATTGATAATCTTATTGATAGGATGGCGTTTTATCACAAGGTTTGCGAATTCGAAACTGCCAGCTATGCAATATATTGCCTGGTACAAACAGAAAACAAAAGCATTCCTTTGGCAGAAGTTCAAGACGGAATGTATAGAGTCAGCTGGTTACCAAGCGATCGGTCAGACGAATTAAGCGAGCCTTGGCCCTTAGTCATGGTTGATATCGCAACTCAAGTAAATGAGTATTTCTCTACTAACATGCCTGTAAAAAAAAAGGATACAGAGGAGTAATACAGGGCAGGTTTGAGCCATTTAAGTTTGATTACTGGCAATGGTTTAAGGTTTGTATTAGCGAGCTCAAAATCCAACCGTCAGAAGCTTGGGCGTTGGATTTTGTTGAGATATATCACTTATTCGATTTAGGCAGCAAGAAAGACATCGATATTAGCTTAATGCTAAACTTTGAAAGAGTTCAAAACGGAGCTAGTAAAGAATGGCTACAGAAACCCTAGTCGTTGAGCTTGACGCAAAAACCGATAAGCTAAATAAAAAGCTAAATCAAATCGATAAAAAGATCGGCGGCGTTGGTTCAAAGGCAAAAATAACCGGCAAAGAATTAGCGGCCATGGGCAAGACGGCTGTATTTGCAGCAACCGCAGCAGCGGCGGCAATAACAGCGCTATCAGTATCGGCTGCAGCATTCGCAAAAGAAATTCAAGTTGCAGCAAATAGGGCCGGCACTACGGTTGAGGAAATGCAAGCACTTGCGTTCGCGTCTAACACAGTTGGCATTTCCCTTGAAAAGCTCGGCGACATCTCCAAAGATACTAACGAAAAGATAGGTGAATTCTTAACTACCGGTGGTGGTGGTTTTGTCGATTTCGTTGATGTGATGAAGATTGGCAAAAACGAAGCGAGGGAGTTAGCCGCGGAGCTGTCTAGCTTATCGGGACCGCAAGTTCTTCAGGAAATGGTTAAAAGGATGCAAGAGGCTGGTATATCTGGAAATAAAATGAGCTTCGCTCTTGAAGGTGTGGCCAGTGATGCAACCGATCTAATCCCTTTACTGAAAGATAACGCATTACAGTTAAATAAACTTAAAGGTGAATTTCAGGACTTAGGCACTACTTTATCTCAAGAGCAAATTGATAGACTAAAACAAGTTGGTGCAGAATTTAGCAAATTAAACCAAACCTTCAGCGCTGAGGGTCGCGCTTTAATAGCGAGTTATTCTGAAGAAATTATATTTGCAGTTCAATCTATTACTACGCTAGGCGTTAAAACAATAGATTCATTTAATTTAATTTCTATAGGATGGGGCAATTTAATAGAGCTGGCGCAGTCGGGGCTTAATGACCTGGTTAATGGTACAGATACGTTTGGCGAAACATTAGTCGAAAGAACACAATTAACTCAAGACGCATTAAATAAGCTGCTCGGTGAAAATGATAAGGCCTTGGATATAACGCTAAAAAAAGGTAACAAGGTAGCTAAGGACGGTTCGAAGTTTGAGAAGCAAAGCCAAAGCGAAAGGCTTAAAAATCAGCAGAATTTCCTGCGCGCCGGTTCGATATTAGCAAACACCTTCTTTGAGGATAACAAGGCAATTCAGGCGGCGTTTATCGTTGCCGAAACTGCCGCTGGAATATCTAGACAATTTGCCGATCTACCATTTCCTGCGGCACTTGCTACATCCGCCGTCGTTGCTGCAACTGGTATCGCGCAATTAGCCGCATTAAATTCAGCTAGCCCTGGCGGTGGATCTATTTCACCCCCTGGCGGCGGCGGCGGTGCTGCTATTGGTCCACAAGAAACATTTACCCCGGAAACTACCGCTTTGGATTTAACTGTAGCTGATGAAGAAGGCATTACAACGCAGCGTTTAATTATATCAACAGAAGATGGCCAAGACATTTTTGACGGTATAGCATCTAATCTTGAAGAAAGACAACGGCAGGGCCGGTAATGATATTAACAACATCTAACATCTTATTAGGAAGAACACCTACCATCGTCACCGGAGAAGATGTTAATTTAGATCCAGCAGCCATAACGGATCCTGACTTCTCGGCTAATTACACTTCAACCGACCAGTTCAGGTTAACTTTTGATTTCGGAGCCACCACAGAGATCAATTATGTAGCTTATGCCGGGTTGAAACTAAAAGGCAGCGGTGACTTTACTAGCCGGGTTAGAATTCGCGATGGTTCAGAAATAATAGCAACTAACTTTATTGAAAGAGATCATTGCGTGGTAGTTACGTTCGAACCTCGTTCTTTTGCTAATTTACGGGTTGGAATGTTCAACGCTGCAGGCAATGGTAATCCTTTTATAAGCTTTGTAGCGGCAGGTACCGCAATTACAATTCCTAATTCTGGTGAAATAGCAGGGTATAATCGTCAGTTTTTAAATCGAAGCATAAGGCTCAAAACAACTCTAAATTCAGACGCGGCACCCATTGCATCGTTAAAGAAAAAAATAGCCGCAAAAGGATTGCTATCTCTACCGAATATGACTCAAGCATTCACCGAGACAACTTGGCAAGATTTTTTAGATTTTTCTGCTGAAAATAATTTCTTCATTCGAGAGCAAGGTACGGTCGAAGCTCCTTTAACCACATCGTTTGATCAAAGCGGATATCTTTGTTATGACTTGCAAGCTAATTCTGTTAAGGCTCACGCTCAAACACGATTATTAAACAATTTATCTATTGGCTTTAAAGTATTTAACGGGCTCTAAATGACCACTTTTCTAACTTCACAAAATATATTTACTCAACAACATTTTACTGTTGTTGAATTTGATCTTCCCGTTGTGGAGGGGGTCTGCACCATATCTGGTGAGGCGGGTTTTGGTACGCCGTTAACTTGTGATCAGCCATCTAATGAAACCCGGACATATAAATTCACAACTGTTGATGCGCCGATATTGCCAGAGTCAGGGATTTTCCGCGTTATTAATTCGATAAGTGAAACGCCGACAAAATTACAATCAGGAAAAGGACTGGCCAGTCGCGGAACCGCAATGATCACTTTTGTTGATTTCACCAACGATCCGAATTTAGACGCTCCCGCTGTTGATGAAACAGTTAAGGTGCAAGGCACTTATTTTGGTAAACTAGACGCGCGACAAGTTATGGCAAACAAACCTTGTCGTATAAAAAATTATCGTGTTGAAGCTGATGGAAGCATTGATCTAGTAACCGGGGCCGAAACAAGACACTATATTATTGAGTCATTTGATAGTAGCAAAAGCGGTACCTGGTCATTAAAATTAAAAGATGAGCTGTCAAAGGTCAACATTGGCGATAGTGTATGGCCTCTGCCACTCGAAGGAACGGTCAGGACGAGCTTTAATGATGCCGATCTAACCGTCGATGTTGATGCCAATGTTACATATCTAGTTGGCGATACCGTTCGCATCGGAGATGAATTTATAAAAGTATCGGCAGTTGCGAACATAGGGACTGGATCGGCGACAATATCAACCGCGGCTCGCGGCGTCCCGATTGTTTACACTAATACTCTATCTACCACAATTAAAGATTCTCATAGTGCCGGTGATGAAATATTTGTTTGCGAAGTTTCTGACGATGAGCGTCTTGATGATTTACTTGAAAGGATACTGCTTGATATTGGTATAGATGCATTATTTATTCCCAAATCAGACTGGACCGCAGAAGTAGACGAATGGCACGCAACGACCAGGGTTAACACCCTGTGGTTTGAATCTGATGATACCAATTCGGTATTAGAAAAAATATTGACCTACTTCATGCTCGATATGTGGTTCGATCCTGTTGCGCGCGAAATAAAATTGTCAGCAATTAGCGTATGGAAAGAATCTACAATAACACTCACTGAAGGTAATGAGATAGATTTCGAATCAATTACCCGTAAGCGCGAAGAAAACCTAAGATCAACCCGGGCATATGTCGTCTATGACAAGCCGGCCCTGGCAACATCTGAAAGTATTGAAAACTATAAAAAGGCATCGTTATTCAAGCGCACTGAGCTAGAGGTTGATGATTTATTTGGCGAGCCGAAAACAAAACGATTTGATTTTACGCCATTATTAGTTAAGGATTCCGCAGACTTATTAGTTAATAGATGGGTTAATCGTTATTCCGATCCGTTTTCGTACATTTGGGTAACGCAGGAACGAAAGCGATTATTTGACATTGGCGATATTATCGATTTATCAACATCTTTAACCGTTGGTGCCAATGGGCTTCCAACAGGAACGGCCAGGGCACAAATAACATCGATTAAGCCAAAGTATGGCAAAGAAGGTAGGAGCTACAACGTTACAGCTCTTGCTTATGAGCCTGTGTTTGCTGATGGTGCAGAAATAATTATTTCTGGAAACGTATCTGATATTAATCTATTTATTCAATTTGCAGGTGCGCCCAGTTCGCCAGTTACTATAACATTTATATTTGATGCGACTATATCGGCCAGTTCTGCAAATAACATCCCATCAATACGGGCTGGCGCGTTCCCTGTCGGATCAAAAATTATTATTGTCCTTGCCAATGGTGCAGACTTACAAGCAAAGGGCGGTGATGGTGGGAAAGGCGGCGACGCGTTTACTGATGTTGGTGATGTAATTAACTTTTTCCCACCTGACAATGGTAGTAACGGCGGAATAGTTTATGACGCTGAGGGTATCGATACCGATATATATTTCAGTGGCGCATCTCCTTCCGCTGCATTCCCTGTTGCTGATGGGTTTATAAGAGCGCCAGGCGGCGGCGATGGTGGCTTTGATGCCGTGTTATTGTCACCAGAACCAGGAGTTGGCGAAGTTGGTGGCGACGGTGGCGACGGTGGCGACGGTAGAGCGATTGGGGCCGCCGGCCCTCCAGGGGAATTTGACGGCGAGTTTGGTTTTAGCGGATCAAATGGTTCTGAAACTGGCCCCAACTGGGGGGTTGATGGCGCAAATAACAATGCTTTTGGTGGCGATAAAGGCAAGGGCGTTGTTGATAACGGCGCAACTGTTGTGTTTTTTGGTGATACTCCCGCGCGCTATATCAATGGCGGAGGCGATCATTAAAATGTATAATGAACAAAAATTAAGAGGTTAACTTATGTCTTGCCCTGGAACAGACGATCCATGTTTTGTAGCCGGTGATGATCTTATTTACTCACTGCAGTTTGTTGAGAATGATGAGGTAACGCCAAAAGATCTCACCGGAGCAACAGCAAAAATGGATTTGCGGGAAACTGTAACTAATCCTGTTGTTGCGCAATCGCTAAATGGTGGAATTATAGCTCCGTTATTGGGTCAAATGGAGTTCACGTTAACCGACGCTGAAACTGCCGCGTTATTACCGCGAGCACAAACAAGTAAGACGTGGGATTTTAGCGTTAAAATAACGTATCAAGATTTATCAGAAGAAACAATTTTAACCGGTAAATTAAAACTCGAGCAGGCCGCAACAGAATGAGTATTTTAATAATATCTCGCGGAAAGTCAGGAGCTAGTTCAGTTGACGGACTTAACGGCTTAGGCACTGCCGATGTTAAAACTGACAAGTTAGACTCTCCTGTGTTTGACGTGCTTAAATCAAATAAATTATCACAATCGGGCTCGATTAATTTTGATCGTGGCTCTTTGGCGTCACATGAAAATCGCCACCATAAAAATGTATGGGCAAGAAATTCAAGCACGACTAATTTTATTATAGCGTCTGAAGATTTTACGCAATGGGATGATCCCTCAAATCGATGGACCATCATCGGCCCAATAACCGATCCGTTCGGCGGCAATTTAGCGACAGAAATTAATTTAGATGTTGATACTGATATCCTGGCGGGCCTGGGCCCAGTAATTGAAGATTTTACCGATCCCTCAATGGTAGTCGGTGGTTACGTTACGGTATCATTTTGGATTAAAACTATATCGGGTACGGTTTCAGCATTAGATATAATTTTTGGTTCATCTAAATTTACAATGGACACACCGACAGCAAGCTTTCAGCGATTATCAATTTCTATTCCTGTACTTTCGGCCGGCCCTATTTTTACAATTAACCCCCGGGGTAAAACGGGCGCCAGAATCGGTATTTTTGGTGTTCAAATCGAAGATAACCTAACCACTACTGAATATATTAAAACAGATGGTGCGGCCAAAACCGTAGCGTTTAATGGTGAAATCGAGCGCGAAAGTGATAATGGCTGGCTAATAGAGCAGGAAAAACAAAACGCTGTTATTTATAGCGCCGATTTATCACAGACAGAATGGACCAAAACCAACGTAACCATCGATACCTTTACTGGTGAAGATCCTTTCGGTGATACAAATCAAAATATTCGATTGGTTTGGGGGACCGCACCAGAAATTACATTAGATGGGCAAACAGCGTCATTAACAGAATCAGCAACCTATACTATATCTTTTTGGGCCTTTATATCCGGAGGATCTCTATCGGGAGTCACTGTATCATTGGGCGGTGGCACCGCAGTTGCGATGCCACAAGTTAGCGTTATAGGATTTGTGAGAATAACTGCTGCGGTTGTTGCTGGATCGGGCATAGGAATACAGATAAAAGCTAACTCATCAAATTTAACTGCCAATCTTAATATATCCGGCATACAGGCTGAGCTTGGAAATTTAACATCGTACATTAAGACTGGATCGCTTGCTCAAACTCGCCTACCTGATGTGGTTACTTGTGATTCAGCCTTTAATATCCCTAAACCAAGTAAGGCTTGGTCATTTATATTTAGGCACAATTCAGTTTTAAATAACTCTGATAAAAAGTATATTTTCACCAATGACAAAACTGGGGTTGATGAGTTTAGCTGCTTTTTTACTGATGCTGTTTTGTCGCTTAAGAACGGTTCGGTTAGCGTAGACATTGCGGCATTGTTATTTGAGAAAATAGCAATAACTTTTGATGGTTCTACCCTTAAAATTTATAACGAATCAACATTGATAATTCAATCATCAATAACACCATCAACGTTTATCTCAACAACATTTTTTATTGGCATGGATAGCTTAAAAGCCAATGCATTAAACGCGCATCTTAGTAATTTTTTATTTTATGATGTAGAATTATCGACAAATGAAATTATTTATTTAATGGGGGCCTAATTGTGACGACTGTAGCAAGCGCGAGCACAAACGCGGTAACAGTAATTGTTAAAGAGTCTGGGCCACGCGGCTTGGATGGTACCCCGGGTACAGATGGTGTTGGATTTAATAACGTAAGGCGATCGCTTTTAGACAATCCCACGTTGTGGCTATATAAGAAAAATAGATTGGCCAATGTGTTATCAGGGCTGATAAGTATTGATCGCGCATCTGATGGAACATTTAAAGATTTTCACGATCTTATTCAAACTGAATTAGCGGATTTTCCGCGTGAAGGTGGTGATGGGTGGTTGATTGAAAGAGCATCGACAAATGAAGCATTGCATAATCGTGATTTAACAAATGCCGCCTGGGTTAAAATAAATATTACCGCAGCTTTAGATGCGACGGGCAATGATGGTATAGCTAACGTAGCATCCTCATTGACTGCAACCGCGGCGCTTGGTACCGCATTTCAAACTGTAACCAAAGCCAGCGCAGAAAATACCTACTCGGTTGATGTAAGGCGTAAAACCGGGACCGGGACAATTGAAATAACTGACGATGGCGGAAGTGCTTTCACTGACATAACCAGTTTAATAAATTCAATTGATTATACTCGCTTTGAAATTACCAGCACACAAGCTAACCCGTCATTTGGCTTTAGGATAACAACGAATGCCGATGCCATAGAGGTTGATTACAATCAACTTGAGCAGCTATCTTTTGCTACAAGCAGGATAGAAACGACTACCGTAGCGGTAGTTAGGGTACTAGAAAAACACAGTTTTCCTGTGTTAAATAATGTTCCTTTCTTGAAAGATGGATTTACTCTTACGCTTCGACTTGATAACTATAATGAGCAATCAACTAGCCAGGATATTTTGACGATTCCTGACGAAATAAGCGGCACGGTATTTAAAATAAATACAACAGCTTCTGGCAAGTGGGAAGCGGTTATTAAAGGCAGTGATGCGATTGACTACAAAGCGACAACGACTATTGACGCAGTTTCAAATCTGGATCAGTTCATCGTTGTTACCGTGTCAAATATCGGTGTAATAAATATATTTATTGACGGTAATGTAGTTAATGGCACCGCCACTGTAGCCACGGCTTTAAATGGTGCCGTGGATGTTGATGGCGCTGTTAACATTGCGCTTGGCGGTGATTTTAAAATAAATATTAAAGGTATAAGATTTTATGATTTTGTACTCAACACTGACGAAATTTTATATCTTAATGATTAAGGGGTTGCCATGAGTAGAGAATTCGGAATATGCGGTGAGATAGTTATTAGTGGTGGTGGTGGTGGTGGAGCCAAAACAACCGTAACACATGGGTTCCAATCAATAAGCAGTGGCGGCTCTGGATTGCTTGCGACGATATCGCCAGTAACTGTTGGCAATAATGTTGTTATTGATTTCTTGGCGGTTCCTGGCGGCGGAGCAGGACAAACAAATATAGAAGTAAAAATGGGCAGCAATGTCGTAATAAATAACACATTAGCAAACACTAATACAGATCCTGGTAACCCCATGACGACATATAAGGTTGGTGAAAACGGAACAATTCAAAGAATTGTAGCCCCGCCCGACGTTGATATAACAATAACAAAAACATCAGGATCAACTAGCGCAGCGATAAGCCTAGCTTTCAGTGAGGAAAAACCAGCATGATTGAATTAAACCACACACCGACATTAGCAAATGCTAAAGCTGATAAAATAGCCAGCGTTAACCCGGAAGCTAAGCGTCGAATAGAAGAAATTGAATTTGAAGTGCCAAGAGTGCAGCAGCGGATTAAGCTAGGGTTAGCAACGGTATCTGATGAGTTAGCTGCGTATAAAAAAATTGAAGACATCAGACAAGCAAGCAACAAAGCCAAAATAGATATAAACGCACTGCCATCCGAAACAACTATCGAAGAAGTTAACGAATTTACCTGGTAGGAAACAATCATGAGTGAATTTAAACAAATAACAGGAATAGACAATCAACCTTACTATTCATTTTTCCATAACGGACAAGAATATTTTATTTGGATTTGGTTGAGTGATGGCGGTCCAGATATAGATAAAGCGTGCCTAGCAATTCCAAATTTAAACACGTCTGGTCAATACACGCCAAATAACGTGCTAACAGAAAGCGCATATTCTCAAAAAGTTGAATTAAATGGCGGGACCAAATTATTCATGAAAAACCTATTTCTTCCTAAGGTTAACGAATACCTTGCTGCCCAGGGTGGTGGTAGTGGTGGATTTCCAGAAGAAGGGCATCTTGAACAGTTTAATTGGCTGGTTGAAAATAGTCTTTCGTATGATAACGGCGTGGTTTCGATAGATTTTTAAAGTAAACGTTTATCTGGATACAATTATCTAATAAGATAAAATTGTTTCGTGAAATAGCCCCATAGGGATTTGGGGCGTCTAACCGATTTATTTTAATCCTAAATATCCCATGTATGCACCTGATCTTGTATCTTCGTTACTTCTACCTGTCCAGCCTGTTACTTTTTCAAATTGAATTTTTTCTTGCTGGCTTTTCCAGCGTTTTGATATCGGATGCTTGATCAGCTTGATACCTAAATATTCAGCCAGGTATTCAACCTCTCGTTGCGCCTGTTTGCACATGCCAACGTTTTCGGCCTTTTTTAATTTTACTGGCAACGGGTCTTTTGCTCTAACGTGAAAGCCGCTGTTACTAATCCCGCAGACATCTTCAATATGAATCTCAATCGAGTCTCTTGGCTTTATATCTTCCAGTAGGTCGCGTAGGTCCATTAGTCTCATTGAGTATAAATTAACTAACTTACCGTCCCAGTATTCAGCAACGCCATGTTTATCACTATCTGGGTCCACACCGATCACAATTTTACTCATAGCTTTATTCTCCATGATTTTTATGAAAACCGTATTTTTCATTAGCATCTAAACGGGCTTTTTTTGCGTCATCTATGTTGGAGAATAATCCTAAATATTTTTTCACACCATTTATTCTTAATTCCGCGCACCACTTTTTAGTCTGTTTGTGCCACGAAACACCATTGACACCGCTAGTGTTATTGTTTCTCTTGGTTATATTTCTGTTGTTTGTGGCCTTACTAACTAACCTAAGATTTACTATTCTATTGTCTGTTCTAATATGATTTACGTGATCTATATCTTCATCAGGGAACTCACCATAAACATAAAGCCAAGCAAGCCTGTGTTGAACGTGCATCTTGCGGTCTATCCTTACCTGATAGTAGCCATCTTTGTTTATGCTTTTAGGCACTGTACCCTTCTGCGCAGAGCCGCAAGTGGTCACCTTTCTAGTGAAAATCCCTGTATCGCAATCGTAAGAGAAAAGTTTCTTAAGCTGCGATTGATTCATGTCAGCCGGTACTTTATTCATCGTCTCGTATCCATTATTGCGTCAATAACATCTTGACCGAACGGTAATTCATAGCCAAACAAAATCATTGAGCTGATCATTTCCTTGAACAGCTCCGACTGAAGCCCGAAATGCCCGGTGAAGTTGTGGCGATGGTGAGTCACGTTGTAAATATCGTTGCTGCTGACATCATGGTAAATGAATGGCAACGGTAAGACAAACCAATGGCCAATAGCCACCTTGTTATGCTTCGCCTTCCGGCCGCAGCAATGATGCCTCTGGACGTTGTAGCAGCGATTTAATTGGTAGTCTTCATACCCGGCATCATTATACCAATCGGTTATCATGCTTAACCATTTTGTTTGAAGTGCGCTAGCCATTATTTACCGCTCCTTTTAAATTTACCGCGGCGTTGCTTTTTGTGCGGTGGCGTGAATGTCTGCTCATAAGTTGGCAATATAATTTGCGTATCCACTGCGGTGGTGGCGGTTATAATTCTGTACTCACGACCTAACAATGATATTATCCGGGCGCCGGTTCCTCGGTGATCATCACAAATGACTATTCCAGTGCTCATAGGTTTTTGCTCCATAATCCGTCTTTTGAGTTATATTCTCGCGCTTTATTATTCTTAACCGGCGCGATAGTTGGCTTTAAATCTTGCTTAACCTTAGGTAGCTTTCGCTCCACTCGATACCTACAAGCGAATTCATTAAGATACTCGTTAGCTTCTTTACGGCCATTCTTGGCGGTCAAAAATAAATTCTCGTAATTGTTAGCCACTTCCTGGCGCTTACCTTCGGGTATTTGCCACATTCGCTGTATTATCCAGGCGCAATCATTTTGCCCACGGCGGCAATGGTAAAGCAAAGGTCTAACCGGGAATTCAATCATATTGTCACCTAGAAAATTATAAACTTGCTATTCTGTGTAATCTTTAATTATGCGATCAAGGCTTAAATTAAGTCGGTCTCTCGCCATACTTAACTCTTTCGCTATGCTTTTCTTTCGTTCTGATTCGTCTGCTAATATTTTCAGCTTATCGATATGGTAGGCTATATTGCTTTCAAATCCCCACGCGTCAATATCAACACCAAATAAACCACCGAGCTCTCTTTTTAGTTTGTTTAATTCTTTTTTCTTTTCCGGGTACGAGTCTATTAGCGATATCTTGCTGGAAAAATCCTTGCCAAATTTCTTACGTAGTGCTTCATGATGGGCGTGTTTATCGAAATCTCTATTTTTAATTATCGGTCGACTTGTCTCCCTTTCTTTACCGGCAATTAACAACTTCAACAAAAGCTCACCGCCAAGCTCCGAAGGGTTTAGAGTTGGTCGTTTAACCGTATTCCATGATTGCCCGTTAAATGTCATTAGGCCGCATCCGTTTGGTATATCAGCTTTAGTTATAAGGCCCTTTGGCACAGCAAATACAACACCATAAGAAAAATCTAAATAATTTCTCCATTTGGCTTTAGTTACATCGGATCTAAAATCAGAAACGCTTACTTTTATTTCATAGGAAATAGGGTTTGGGTTGGCGAAACTCTTTTGTATTGTTAGTACATCAGGGCGCACTGAACCGGCCTTGCCAACTGGGATGTCTTCCCACACCATGCGATCATCGCTCATAAGGTGGATGGCTAAGTTGTTGGCTAACTGATCATGAGATAATTGATTTTTCATCACGCACCCTTTGAATTGATTAAATTGTTGCCCCGGCTAAAGGGCGTATCTCTATTGGGAGAGATTAAGGTGCTGCGCGTGATCTTTATCATAACTTAAATTAAAAGAAATTGTACAATTGATTTAAAGTGTTTTCATCGGTTGTCCGGTCAAACACCCTGTCCAACGCCGCTTTAATTATCCGGCTGTAAAAGTCAGACCGCTCCTCTGGTGACATTTTTTCGTAGCTTAGCGACAGCGCGACAATTTCGAATCTGTCGCCATCCCGGGTAAAGATTTGCCTGTGATAACCGGCGAATATGGTTAGCTTCTTTCTGACGTAATCATATTGATATTGGTCTTTGTGCGCCTCGTTATCGCCATAATAATGTTGGGTGCAGAATGAAAAGAAAAGCATAATTTTACGATGGAGCTTGCCATTTTGCTTTAGCTTAATATCCACTTCGTATTCTTCGCCGTTAGCAAGCTTGGTTAGCTTTTCAACTTGCAAGTCATCGGCCGGCGCCATTGTCCCGCCGGCACATTTTACAAAGTTAACTTTCATCTTAACCTTGACTTAAGCTTTTTAATTTCAGCGATGGCATTATTTAATGAGAGCTCTCGAAGCGCAACCTGGCCGTTAAGCGTCTTAATTTCTGCTTGTTGCCTGTTAATTGTTAGGTCTGGTCGGCTGGTAAATCCCCTTAATTTACTGACAACATTATCGTGATTGCATTTCCAGTGCGTTAATTCCTTTTCAAGCTCTGCTATGCGCTCTTGATTGGCATCGAATTTGTTGATTGCCACCATTGCTGCTTTAGCCTGATTCGGTAAATCGAAATCAGCTACATGAACGAAACACTCCTCACCATCTTTTAAATTGAAATGCTCATCCATTTTTACAGGCAAATCGAATCTGTCACTCATTTTTATATTATTCATGTTATTGTTCCTTCGTTGATTTGGACATCGACTGTTTTACCCTTGGTTAATAGCCAAGGGTTTTTTATTTTGTTTTAGGAGCCCATACCCGCCCTTCATGCCAAATGCAATCAAGCTTAATCCAGCGCTGCACTTGTTGGTATGTTGTTCCGATAGACCTAGCGAATGCTGTAATGTTTCCGTCAAAATTGATGTTGATATGTCGTTTTAGTTTACTCATATTCAAATATCATCCAATGTTCATGGGGGTTTTCTTTTCTTAGTTGTTGGTAATCCTCATCCCACCAACCGTTTGATATATCAAACCCGACATAAATAAGGAACTCTCTCTCCCTGCGTTCTTGGTCTACTTCTTTTTGTGAACTCTTCATAAGCCCCCTTTAACCGTCAGTTAATTTGCGAATTGCTTCGTTCTGAGTTTCAGCACAGCAACCGGTGCCGATACCCAGAGCCTTACGTGTTATTTCATTTTTTGCTAAATGACAGGTATGTTTATCCCCATCTGTAATTAACAGTTTACAAGGGCCGATGCTTGAACCTGTTAACTCTTGGCCTATACAGCAGACCTCAGTGAGGCAGCAATAACCACAGCTATTACAGGGTTCGCCCATTTTAGGCTTGTTGTTAACGGCCACGTTAATTACTTTGATTAAGTTATTCATGCGCGAACGCTTCCGGATTATTAAACAAACAAAGCAAATCAGATTCACCCCACGTTATTACGTTTGTTTCATCAAGAACATTTTCACAAACGTAATCCACATAGCTAACGTAATAAACTTCGTCAGTGATTGGATCTGTCTTTTTAATATCGTTATATTCCACAATATCAATTACACAAAAAATTTCACCATACAATAAAAAAGTATCTGTTTTGTTTATTAATGTTTGCATTGTTTTAATCATTTGAATAACTCCATCTTAAAATTCTTTCGATCAATTCGCGCCCGAAGGCGCTGCTATTTTTACCAACAGGCTACCGCATCCGCTATTAACTGCTCCTGTACTTCTCTATGCGCTGCGATTCTTTTTCCTTTCTTGCTAGCTTTTGCAGCCTTCACGATTACTTTATTTGTTCTTGTATCGGTGATTACCCAATAAGCAACTTCAACCTTTACGAAATCTTTATTAAATTCTGTTTCTGTTTGCGCTGTAAGCTCTGTGTATTTGAAGTTGTTCATTGGGCTTTCCTTGGTTAGTGCTTTTCGTTTCAGTCATTAAATAATAACACTTTTGATGTGATACGCAACACTTTTGTTATTTATTTTTAATCTTCCCCAATACGCTCTGAATATGTTATTTTCGTATCGTGAACCTCAAGCTAGTTCGGTATCGCTTGGTTAAGATAGTTCATTGTTGCTTTGTCGGATTTAAACCCTCCATACCACCTGGTATATTTGATGAGCTCGTTTATTTCGGTGTCAGATTTAAGGTTCATAGTCTTTCGCTACTTAATCTATCAATTACAACATCGTTCCAATTCCACCCGAAATACTTAGAATTCTTTTTTTCACAAACGCCATTGTCTATACCGATAACTTTTCTACCAAGTTTGACTGCAGGTATAATAAATGCACCGCTGCCCATGCAAGTGTCAACAACGATATCACCTTCGTTTGTGTATGTTTTTACCATGTACTCACCAAGAGCTTCAGGCTTTTGAGTCGGGTGTAAATTGCTCTTTTGCTTGTCCCATTTGAATTTTAAAACACTTCTTGGATACCTTTCAGTGCTGTCATAATTCGGTTTTGCTGACTCTTTCCCATAGCACTCGCTATCGTAAGTGTTACCAGTTTTTGAAACTTTTCTTGCGTGACCTGTCGTTTTTTGAAAGTTATACACTGGTTGTTTTTTATAAAAAACCAATGCATTTTCATGAGCTTTCATCGGGCATTTTTTAGCGTTCAAATGGCCGGTTGCTGATGTTTTTTCTATGATCCACTCATACTTTAGTTCGCCTAAATTACTTGCGCCCAAAGTTTTATCGAAAGGGGTTTGCGCCGTAAGAACTACTGCAGCGGTTGGTTTGCATATTCTTTTTACTTCCTTCCACCACAATTCCAGATCAATAACTGAATCCCATTTACATTGCGTTGTGCCATAAGGCAGGTCAGTAAATAGCATATCAACACTGCAGGTTTTTATTCTTTTCATTAACTCGAGGCAGTCTCCATGCCATAATTCAATCATTGTTATCTCCTATCATTAAGCCCTTGGTTTAGGCTGTTAAAATTTTAATACTGAATGTTTTTCAAAGTGGCAAAGTCGAAATCAGGCAATTTGCTTTCACTATTAATATAATCTTGCATGGCCTTAACCTCATCGGCGTTACACGAACCGGCCCCCGACTGCCATAGTGACAATATATCGCTACTAGACATCGCGCCCTTGGTCGCTATTCCGTAACGATGATGCATGCCGTCTTTCACCTGGCCGATGCGAACTTTATTTTTAAAGAAAAATATAATAGTGTAGTTTCCATCCTGCCCCTTGTAGAGCTTCGGGTTTTTCTTGTTTGATTTCTCAATCCACTTTTGTGTTTCAGTTTTCATCTTATTTCCCTAGTGTCTATGTGAAGGCCAGTTAAACGATATCTATTGGCCTTTGTTGTTACCATTTAAGCTGCTTTTTTGAAGATGACATTTCGCTTTGCGCCATCATCGATACAACTTCCGATTGATCAGCATTGTTCATTATGCCGTTGACCATGTTGACGTATGCCGTTCCGGTAGGGCCGTGTCGATTAGCCCTAACAATAAGCTCAGTAAGACCGCCTAATCCGCAATTTTCATCATAAACAGACTCGCGGTATATCATGATTATGCGATCTGCGTCCTGCTCAATTTGCCCAGTCTCTCGTAGGTCGCTCATGATTGGGCGCTTGTCAGTTCGAGACTCTAGGCCACGATTTAATTGCGCCAGCAAGAATACTGGAACCTTTAAATCTTTGGCCATGTTTTTAAGTCCCTTGGTTATGGCGCCAATGGCCAGGTCATTTCTATCGGCCTTTTCAGCTTTCATCAACGTTAGATAATCAATGAATATTGCGCCAATTGAACCCTTTTTAGCTTTCATTTTTCGGCACTCGCCACGGATATAGGACAACGACATATTGGTGTGATCATCGATGTAAATATCTGTTTGCGCCATCTTTGCTATTGCACAATTAACAGCATCAAATTCAACATTGTTCATTGGTTGATAAAAGTTATCAGTGGACACTTGAGAGCTGCTAGATAGCATGCGTTCAAATACTTGTTCATTTGACATTTCCATTGAGAAAACCATTACAGGCTTTCTGGTGTTATTGGCTATGTGATCGGTTATCTTTAGTGCCAATTGGGTCTTACCCATTTTCGGCCTGGCGCCTATAACAATCAGATCGGTTTTGCCAACACCTCGATTGCCAAATAAATCATCAAGGCCGGTAATTCCTGTTTTTATTCCTGCGGCATCAGGGTTATTAATTCGATCCTCATAAATATCAAGCCATGACATAGCAATATCTTTTACGTGAGTGATCCCGCCTTGGCCAATTGAATTATCCTG